GGAAAAGATGCTTGACCAGCTCGATAAGGTTATTCATTGCGAAATGCATTACAAGCATGAAGCTTATCAACGAAACGAACAAATCCACAAAGTTATATGCACTTCAACCAATGATCAGCTTTTACAATGGCTTCTCGAGCTTCGCTATCTTAATTGGGATGAACGTTATAATTGTCCGCTTACATGGGAACAGATCGGCCACCGAATTGGTTATGAATCCACCCGCATTAAACAATTACACCACAAAGCATTAAGCGCAATACAGATTCCAAAAGAGTGACTATTAGTGACCATTAGGTCCATGCTATAATGCTATTGTAAAAGATTGGGTAAAATGAACTGCGCATCCTACGGACAAATATATCTCCAAAATCTTGTGACAACATATTTCATTTTGATTAATCTTTCGCGCTTCATTTAATTTCCTTTCTTTTAAAAGCTCCGGAAACACCGGGCTTTAATTATGTATTCATACAGCATCAGCAAAACGCTGGTGCTTTTTTAGTACAAAGTTAAGGAGCACTGCTATGTGTAAAGAAATACAAGAAGATATAAACATTACCGAAAAGTCATATTATTTATGCGATCGCAAAAGGTGTGACAAATGTTTTGATGAGTGCCACTTAACATCGGATTTGTTTCACGCTGTGGATGGAATAAACCGGGCAAAATTTGAAGTTGCACAATTTAAAGCAATGGGAAATGGAAATGTTCCAAGGCACGATCCATTCAATCCATCATTTAAATCACAGTTGCTAAATCCATTCGCGAAAGGCGAACAGCAATGAATGGCAAAGAAATACAAATATTCTATAACTCGAACGAGTGGCATCGCAAGCGCGAAGAGATACTCAAGCGCGATCACTACGAGTGCGTGCTATGTCGAGAAGGTAAAGGATATGCACATAGGGTGATGCATACACCGGCAGAGATCGTGCACCATGTCAATCACCTAAGAGACAGACCAGACCTAAGGCTATCAGACACCTATGTGGATGCTAATGGCGTTAGTCACAGACAACTTATTAGCGTGTGCAAGCGCTGTCACGAAGAAGTATGTCATCCTGAACGTTTACGGCACCAGCATAAAAGGCCAGTGACTCGTGAACGGTGGTAATCTCACGCGCACGATAAAAAAAGTGAAGACCCCCGGTCTTAAAAAAGTAAAAATTAATTCACAGTGGTTTAGTCGGGGATGCCCCAGACAGTTCAAAAATCGATTGTGCGCGATTTTAATATTCTCACGGGGGTTACATTGAAAGGAGTGATGATATGGCAGAAACAAAGTTAAGAAAAGCAATCAAAAATGATCTTCGCGACCAGATTTTAGCGCGAAATGGTGGTGTGATGGACGAAGCGACCGAGGATATGATCGAAACCTACATGGACATGTGGGATTGTAAAGAAGGACTGACAAAGGATATCGAAAAAAGGGGCACTAAAGTTGTGGTTACGACTTCGACCGGAACGAAAAACACAAAAACGAATGACAGCGTTCAAGACCTGAATAAACTGGTTGGCCAGATGCTGAAAATGCGTGCGCAAATGCATTTAGACGAACCGGCGCCGAAGGTGGATGATTTAGATGATGAAATGTGAGTATATCGATGATTTTTTATTGCCGATCTCCCGGGGCGAAACGGTAGCCAGCAAAGAAATGTTGGCGGCGATTGACTATATTTATCAAACCATTGGCGAAAAAGGGATCGACCTGAATGTGGAAAAGACAACAAAAGCCATTTCTCTGATGGAGAAATATTTTAAATATAAATTGTTTCCATGGGAAAAATGCGAAATTGCGTTAATGCACGCGGAATATCCGGATGGTAGCCTGGTCTTTAATGAATTTTTTACAATGATGGGCCGAGGCAACGGCAAGAATGGGTTTATATCATCGGTGGCCTGGTATTTGACCACGAAATATCACGGAATCGAAGGGTACAACGTTGATATCATCGCGAATAGTGAAGATCAGGCCAAAACGTCATTTTTCGACGTGTACGGCATGCTTGAGCGCACCGCGACAATATCGAAGAAGTGGTTTCGGTGGAACAGAACGGAAATTTTAAACCGGAACACCGGAAGTTATATAAAGTACAACACAAGCAACGCCAACACGAAAGACGGTAAGCGTTCGGGTTGCCTAATCGTTGATGAAGAACATGCCTATGAATCATCCGAAGCGCTGGGGACATTTCAATCTGGGTTTGGCAAGGTACCGCATAGCCGGACGTTCAAAATCACAACAAATGGGTATGTGCGGGATGGTGTCTTGGACAAGGATTTGGAAGTTGCGCGAAACGTTTTGAAAGGCAAAACCAAAGGGCTGCGGCTTTGCCCGTTAATTTTCAAAATTGACAAAGAAGAAGAAGCTGACAATCCCGAAATGTGGGAAAAGGCTAATCCGTCGCTGTCATATTTGCCGAATTTAAAATTCCAGATTGAACAGGAAAATATCAAGCGAAAAACTGACGCCAGAACAAATTTAGAATTTATGACAAAACGCATGAACTTTCCAAAAACCAATATGGAATTGGCTGTAACGGAATGGGAAAACATTGCGGCAACCAATTGCGAAATGCCGAGTATGGCCGGGTGGCTATGCACCGTCGGCATTGACTATGCCAGTATGCGAGACTGGGCGGCTGTGGTTTTTCATTTCAAGCGCGGGAAAGAACGCTTCGATATCTGCCACTCGTGGCTGTGCGTTCGCAACCCCGACTTATTCCGGATCAAAGCTCCGTGGCGTGAATGGGCAGCTGTTGGTATGGTCACGCCGGTTGACGCCGTCGAGATCGCACCAGAGTTGATAACTGATTATATTCGCGAAATTGGAAAAACCTATGCCATTCAAGGAATCGCCCTTGACGGGTTCCGCTATGCGCTAATGCGAACATCTCTTGCGAAAATCGGGTTTGACGCTGACACATACGATAATGTTAAACTGGTTCGCCCATCAGACATTATGAAAATACAACCAATCATCGATAGTTGCTTTAACAAGCAGCTTTTTTGTTGGGGAGATAATCCAGTGCTGAGATGGGCAACAAACAACACGATGTTAATTCCATCCGCGAAAAAGAATGGTGTTGATACCGGCAATTTCATTTATGCAAAAATCGAAGCTAAGAGCCGGAAAACTGACCCGTTTATGGCGTTGGTGGCGGCGATGACTATCGAGGATTTGCTGGGCGATAACGCAAGCATTGACCAGATCAAGGTGTTTGGTTCATTTTAAACGAAAGGGGGTGACTGTTTGGCGAGTTTAACGGACTGGATTAAAACACACGTTTTTAGGCGAACCGCCGAAAGCGGAACCATTTCGGACGTGCCTTTTACGGACGAAGAATTTTCAAATTTGCTACGGCAGGGCGCGGAAATTCAGCGGATTGCATTTGACCAATGTGTGTTGCTGATTGCAAACACCGTTGGTAAGTGCGAATTTAAAACATACATGGACAACAAAGAAGTGTTCGGCGATGAATACTATTTGTGGAATGTGGCTCCAAACGTCAATCAGGGGTCATCCGAGTTTATCCATAAATGGATAAAAAAGTTGATGACAGCCGGCGAAGCGTTGATCGTGGAGTTGCAAGCAACCGATCCAGACGGCCATCACTATGGCCAGCTGCTGGTAGCCGATAGCTATACTGTTGATCAATATGCGGCGAAAGAAGCAGTGTTTCGGGATGTGACATTTCATGGTAGAGGAAACGTCCCGGATTTATCGCTAAGGCGTGAATTTTCGCAACATGAAGTTTTGTATTTTAAGATGCCAGCCGGAAACACAGCTCGATGGGTTGGTGCGTTTTTAGCAAATTATCAAAAGCTACTTGATTATTCAATGAATGCATTTGTTAAGAGCCGTGGAAGCCGAGGCGTCTTATACATAAAAGGGCTAAACGCTGGCAATGACGAAATGCGAGAAGCTTTGCTTGAAGCCTACTCACAAACATTTAAAGATTTTTACGCCAAGGAATCATCCGCGATCCCCTTAGACGATGCAATGCGGTACGAGGAATTATCGCAAAAGACCTACAGCAATGAACAAAGCCGGGATATCCGAGCGTTGATCGATGATGTACGAGATGTTACTGCACAAGCATTTGGCATCCCACCTGAAATACTGAACGGCCGCGTTGAAGGAACGTCGGACGCCATCGATAATTTTTTAACATTTTGCATTGATCCGTTGTGCATCATGATACAAGAAGAAATCACCGCGAAACGATATGGCCGAAAACAATTCGCGAAAGGCGGTTGCGTCAAAATTGACACATCGCGCATTAAGCATGTTGATATCATGAGCACCGGCGACGCCATCGACAAGCTGATATCAAGCGGCGCATTTACAATTAATCAAGTGCGCCGAAAATTGGGGGAAGATCAGATTGATAAACCGTTCGCGAATCAGCACTATATCACAAAAAATTACGAGCCGATAGAAATGGCTGGACAGGAATCACCCGGTGAAAGTCCGGACGAAACAGGAGGCAATAATGAGTAAAGGAAAAATGTTTTATGCGTTAAATCAAAGTGACGATAACGCGGAATTGCACATTTTCGGCGACATCACAAGCTGGCCATGGCTGGAAAGCGACGTGTCGGCGACCATGCTGTCAAAAAAGCTGAAAGAAGTCACTGCATCCCATATTGACGTATGGATTAACAGCATGGGCGGCGAAGTAGCTGAGGGTTTGGCTATTTACAACGCATTGAGAAATCATAACGCGAGCGTCACAACGCATTGCGAGGGTTTTGCCTGTTCAATCGCGTCTGTGATATTCATGGCTGGCGATGAGCGGATCATGGAACCTGCGTCGCTGCTGATGGTTCACCATCCGTGGACGATGGCTGCCGGGAATGCTGAGGACATGCGAAAAACCGCTGACGATTTAGACAGCATCGAGCAGGCCATCAAAGCGGCATACCGTCGTGGCGTGAATTTAGAAGATAGCGAACTGGACCAGCTGCTGGACGCCGAAACGTGGATTGGGCCGGAAGACGCGACCGCGTGGGGGTTCGCCACAAGCATCAACGAAGATATCGACGAACCGGACGGAATCGCCGCGAGCGCGGCACGAAAAGTTATCGATCTGATGCGAAAAGGTACGGCCTATAACAAAAAGCCAGAAGCATTAACTAAAGCAGATATTAAAGACGTCGTGAATGCGGCGCTTTTTAATTTTTTGAAAGTTGACGGTGAACCGGGAAAATCGCAAAAGCCGGAGCCCGTCGAACCGGTCAAAAATAAATTGATTGAATTATTTAAAAAACTTTAAGAAAAGAGGTATGTTAATGAAATCAGAAGATTTGAAAAAGCAGGCCATTCAGAACCTCGGCGATGCCGTGAGAGATGGCGACACCGAAAAATTTGAAAAAGCGTTTGTGGAATATGCGGACGCTATTCAAACAGCGGTCATGAATGAAGCAAAGGGCATTGTCAACGCGAACGATGCGGCCGTATTGTCTCGCCGTGGCGTAAACGCGCTGACGTCCGAAGAAGTTGAATATTATAACAGCGTTGCCGAGATGGTCAAAACGGGCCGTCCGATGAGCACCATCACTGGTGAAGAAGTTCAAAAGGTTATGCCCAAAACGACCATCGACCGCATTTTTGATGACCTTCAACAGCAGCATCCGCTTTTGGCGACAATTAATTTCCAGAATGTTTCTGGGCTGGTTGAAATTTATTTGAACAACGATCCGGGGACGCTGGCCACCTGGGGTGAGCTGACCGGGGCCATTTCGACCGAAATCACGTCCGGGTTTATTAAGATTGACTTGACGCACAACAAGCTTTCTGCTTTCTTACCGATTGCACAGTCGATGGTAGACCTTGGCCCGTCTTATTTGGATCAATATATCCGCACCATTCTTTCTGAATCCATCGCGCTCGGTCTTGGAAAAGCTATCATTCAGGGGTCCGGCAAAAACGAACCGATTGGTATGATGAAACAGGTCGGTGAAGGTGTTTCGGTGTCCGGTGGTGTGTACCCGGATAAGACTGCAACGAAAGTGACCGATTTTGACGCGGCCACGCTTGGGAAAATCGTTGCGAAAATCGCCAAAACTGAAAAAGGAAAATCCCGCACTGTTACCGGGTTGGCTTTGATCGTCAACGATGGTGATTATTGGGAAAAGGTGATGCCGGCCACGACCATCATGGCCCCGGATGGCACCTATCGCAATAATGTTTTGCCGATTCCGGCACAAATTATTCCGTCTTCACAGGTTCCAGCTGGCAAAGCTATTCTGGGTATGCCGTCGAAATATTTCTTTGGTCTTGGCACTGGCACCGGTATGGGCGGCAAGTTGGAATACTCCGACCAGTATCAGTTTTTGGAAGACAACCGGGTTTACAAAATCAAGCTTTATGGCACCGGACGTGCGTGCGGTGATACCGACTTCCAGGTACTCGATATTTCAAAATTGAATCCGCTGGCCTACAGCGTTAAGAATCTGACAACCGGAACCACCAGCTCGCCTGGAGCCTAAACGAAAAGAGGTGATCCCGTATGAGCGTCGCCGATGACGTGAAAAACTATATGGATATCACGTGGCAAGATGACGCCGCGGATAAAAAAGTCACCGGTATCGTGGCCAGAGGGCAGGCCTATCTCGACCGCTTAACTGGCGAAAAAAACAACTACGAATCAGAGGGCAGCGCGCGTGCGCTGCTTTTTGATTATGTGCGATATGCCTTTGCAGAGGCCCTCGAAGATTTTGAAAGTAATTTCTGTGGGGAGCTGTCGCAGTTGCGACAAGATGCTGTCTTGGCGCGAAAAATTGCAGCCCAAAAAGCAGGTAACAGTGATGCTGGACAAGGATAAAGCGCAAACCTTCAACGATGGCCTTGTAAAAATTTATCGATTGGATAGTGACGATGGAGATGGTGGTATGCCGACACGAACGCCGAAACTGGTAACGGCTTTGCGTTTTCGCGAGCTGGGATTGACCATGCGCCGGCAGTATGAGGCTAAAGCAATCAACATGAACATTGACCGAATTATCCGAGTGCCCGGAAAGCCGGGCGTTCAATCGGATTTTTTGGCCGTTGTAACTGATTGCGAAGGCACGGAACAATACCGCATCCGGACAGTCGAACGCATCACGCAGACCACACCGCCGACGCTGACGTTGAGCTTGGAGAAAGAGGGTGATCACTATGAATTTGAAACGGATTAATCAAGTTAAAAATGCTTTATTAAATTTCAAATCAGAAACAGGGACGCCCATTTATCACTATTTCAACAGCAATCCCAAAGGCGACTATGTAACGTGGTCAGAAGATATGTATGGCGAAATCCTCGGCGGTGACGGTGGCTTGAAAGGCACCAGCATACAGGGAACAATCGACTATTTCACAAAGCGCGAAAACAACGACGCTGACATGTTGGAAAATGCCATCGTTGCGGCAGGCATCCCGATAATTGGCATGATGGTTCTATACGAAGATGACACTGGCTACATTCACTACACATGGACGTGGATGGTGGTTTAAATGGCAGTTAAATTTGAATCACGCGATCGTCGGCCGTTTACTTCGGATGATGATTTTATAATTGCGCTCAATCGTTTTGAGGCCCATGCGGACGCCATTGCGAAGCGGGCTATCTATGACGGTGCGAAAATCATGTATGAAAAAGTGAAAGCCGCGATTGAAGCGATCCCGGAAGAAAAATTCAGATATTTGCGGGGCAACGACAGCTACCGGTATGTCACACCTGACGAAAAGCAAGACCTGATAGAATCGCTTGGAATCACAAAAATTGAAGGTAACGAATTTGATGGATGGAACGCTAAGATTGGGTTTGATGGATACGGGTCGCATCATACAAGTAAATATCCTGGTGGCGTTCCAAACCAGCTGATCGCCCGATCGCTGGAAAAAGGCACAAGCGTTCGCAGAAAGTATCCTTTCATGCGGAGAACGGTGAACAGATACCGAAAAGCAACCAAAGAAGCAATGAACGCGTCCGTAAACGAGACGTGTGAAAAATTAGCAAACAAACAATAAGGAGATTTAAAAATTATGGCAACATTACCTGAATATAAACCGGAAAGCGCGTTTGTCAACGTTAAGCGGCCTGTTTATGCGCTGCTGACTACCGAAAGCGCAACGTCTACAGAAAATATGTACAGTGCTATCAAGGCGATTTCGCCGATGATGAGCGTTAAAATGAATTCAGATATCAACAGTGACACCCTTTACGGTGACGGTGTTTCGCAGGCTATTGCGGAAACGAAAGGGCCGACGTCTTTGGAAATCGGCATTAATACCGTTTCACAAGAATTTTTGGCTGATACGCAAGGGCATGGACTGAAAAACGGCGTCATGATTGAAAAAGACGACGACGTTTCCAAGTATATTGCCCTTGGTTTCGCAATCGAAAAGGAAAATGGCAAGCACCGCGCCTATTGGCTGCTCAAAGGGAAAGTGGAAGAAGTCAACGTTGACGCTTCGCAGAAAGAAGACAAAGTAAGTTTCTCCACCCCCACACTCAAAGGTTCTTTTGTGGCACGAAAAGACAAAATTCGCATTGTTAGTTTTGACGAAGAAATAGATGCAAGTACCACTCCGTGGGCCAGTTATGAAGAATTTTTGGCCGAAGTACCGTTGAAACCGAAAACCGAAAAAGTTGGCGGCTGACGGATTTTAATTTAAAGAGTGGGAGATAAAAATGAAAAAAGTTGAGAAAATGTGCGCGGTCTTGCACCGCGGAGAACCTGACGAAAAACGTATTTACATCGGAAAACAAACCGGGCGCGTGGTGTTTGAAGCCAGCCAGTTGCAAAAGGACATCATGAACATGGAAACCCGCGAGCAGTTCGATGAAGTGATCAACACAGTTTGCGGGTGGTATGACGGTCTGACCTATGACGATATCATGGACAAAATGGACAGCCGGGATGTGATCCCGTTTTTGTATGATTCCTGCACTTTTCTAATTGAAAGCGTCGTGGGGGTTTACAACGATTTGCTGAACCTCACCAACGAAGAAGATAGCGCAGAAAAAAACGTAGAACCCGCCGCCGACGAAAAAGCGGCGGGATAAAAAGCAGCACGCCGGGGACATCCACAAGGGATAGCTCCGGCGTTTCTTTTGGTGATTGGGTGTTGAGCTTTTTCGATGACCTGATGAAGCAGGGCTATAAATTGCATGAAATTAATGATATGGACTTAATTCAATATGCTAAAGTAATGCAATTTGAAGCCAATGAGCAGAAAAAGCAAGCCGCTCAAGAGCGAAAGAAAATTGAACAAGAAAACAGAAAACGCCTCATCGCGTATTTGGGGTGATTTTTTTATGAGGTAAAACATGGCGAGCAATGAATATAGTGTCGGCCCGCGAATCAGCATTGAGGGCGCTGCGGAATTTAAAGCGCATATCAGAGAAATTAATAGCGAATACCGATCTTTGCGCGCCGAAATGGCAAATGTGCAAGCCAGTTTCAAGGGACAAGAAACGTCCGAAAAATCTTTGATGGCGCAAAAAGCCAATTTGACAAAACAAATTGAGGCCCAACGCGAAAAGATCAAAGAAACAACAGCGCAGCTGGAAAAGTACAAAGAGAGCACAGGGGCAACGACCGAGAACGTCAACAAGTATAACGAAATGATCAGCCGGTCAAAGGCTGATCTCGCGAACTTGGAGAACCAGTTAAAAGACATCAATAAAACAATCGACATTCAAAATTCCAAATGGGGAAAAATTCAATCCCAAATGGAAGCAGCGTCGAAAAAAGCGACGGACGTTGGAAAGAAATTTTCGACCGTAGGCGGTGCGCTGACAAAAGGCTTGACGGTTCCAATCATGGCAGTTGGAACTGGAATGGTAGCCGCTGCGAAAGAAGTTGGCGCCGGAAGCAAAACCATCATCAAAATGACCGGTGCCACCGGAAAAGAAGCTGCCAACTTAGAGAAAGCCTACAAAAGCGCAGCGTCCCATGTTGCGGGCAGTATGGGTGATATCGCAACCACGGTTGGTTCTGTGAGACAGCGTTTTAGCGATTTATCCAACAAAGAAGTCCAAAAGGCCACCGAAGAATTTATGAAATTTTCTAAAGTGACCGGAACTGACGTCGGCGAATCGGTTCGGCTGGTGTCCCGTGCGATGGGCGATGCCAAAATGAAGTCGAGCGAATACCGAAAGATGCTCAACATGTTGTTAGTTGCATCACAAAAAACCGGTGTATCTGTCGAAACGTTGACAGAAAACATTACAAAATATGGTGCCCCGATGCGCCAACTTGGTTTTTCAACACAACAATCGGTCGCCATGTTCGCGCAGTGGGAAAAAGCCGGTGTTACCACGGAAAAAGCGTTTTCCGGTATGCGCATTGCCATATCTGGGTGGATGAAAGACGGCAAAGACGCGTCCGTCGAGTTTAAAAAGACGATCAAAGGTATTCAGGACGGAACGATTTCAACATCGGAAGCCATGCAAATTTTCGGCAAAAAAGGCGGCGCCGACATGATTGAGGCGATCCGGCAAGGACGCTTTAATTTTGATGAATTTTCCAAAACGCTATCCAACACAAATGGCGCGTTAGACAAAACCTACAAAAATTCACTTGGCAGCACAGACAAACTGCAAATTGAGATGAATAAGCTCAAGGTTGCGGCTGCTGGCTCCGGATCAAAAATTCTCAAATCTTTACTGCCATCCTTAACGAAAATCATGGATGCGGCGGCAGGCGCAGCTGAAAAATTTGCAGCATTGCCGGAACCGACACAAAATTTCATTTTGAAATTAGCCGGTGTCGCGGCGGTGGCTGGTCCGGTATCATCCGGCATTGGCGGCGTTTTGCAAAATGTCGGCAAACTAAGCGATGCTTTCGGGAAGTTCGCGGGTGCCAAAGCAGCGAAAGCTGTCGCAGAAGCGGGCACCGCATCCGCTGGTGCAGCCGAAGGCATGGGCGCGGCGGCAACCGCAGCCGAAGGGTTAGGCAGTGCAACCGCGGCCGGAACAGCTGGCGCAGCTGGTTTAGGCGCATCTTTGGGGTCGATTTTGCCGGTGGCGGGTCCGGTTGGTATTGGTATCGGTGCCGTAGTCGTGGCTATTCGAAGTTATCGACAGCAGCAAGCCACTGCGAACCAGATGACCGAGTATGCTGTCAGCAAAGCTGATAAATTAGCAAACTCAACAAACACTTTAACTTCACGAGTTAAAGGACTGAGCGGGTCCTTTACGAGTTCAGTGGCAACTGTACAAGCACATGCGGCGTTGGCGAACAACCTTAACGGCAAACTTCAAAATTTGGTGGCCACACAGGGTCGAACAGCTGGCGGACAAGCCCAGATCAAGCAGATGGTTGATAAGCTCAACCAGATTGTCCCGGGGCTTAACTTGGCTTATGACGCGCAAGCAAATAAATTGAGCCAAACCAACGAGCAGATTAAAGACCATATCAACAACATGGTCAAAGAAGCTAAGCAAACGGCGGCTCAACAGGTTTTAGTCAAAGCTTATAAAGCGCAGTATGAAGCGCAGTATAAGCAAGCGCAAATTGAAGAACAACTAAAAACAAATCGGAATAAGTTAAATAAACTTAGCGAAAAACAAGACGCACTGATGAAAAGTGGCGGATGGGCACGGCACGGCAAGGAATTGACAAAAATAAAAGGCGCATCCGACAAATTAAACGAAAGTAACAAATCGCTCAACAGTTCGCTGTCCAAAGTCAAAAAAAATTATACTGATTCCGGACATGCGGCAAAAGCCGCCGAAAAGGTGCTGAATGGATCTGCGAAAGATATGGGCGCGGCATTTTCGCAGATGAAAAACAAATCTAAAGGCACCGGAAAAGCTGTCGAGAAGAACGTCAAAATTGATTCAAATGCTATTGCAAAAAATACAAGCGCCGTTGTTAATCAAAGTAAAGCGGCATTCAAAAAAATTCCAGCAGCGGCCAGAACGTCTGCGAAAGGTGCAACAGCAGCATTTAATAGCCAAAATGGCGCAATCGGCACGGCGGGACGGACTGCCGGCAGCCGCTATGCGGCTGGTGTTCGGTCGAAACGTGGAGCCGCACGCAGCGCCGGTGTTAATGTCACAACAGGACTGAATAACGGTATTAAATCGCAAATTCCGGCTACGAAAAAGACAACGAATAGCCTTGTTAGTTCAATCAAAAAGACGTTCGTTAAGGGATTGGGTATTCATTCGCCGGCGCGTGTCACATATGAATATGGGCGTTATACAGGTTTAGGTTTCATCAACGGCTTGAGTTCAACACAGATCGGCAAGTATACACGGGCAACCGTCACTGATATGAAAAAAGCGTTCTCTAAGAACAAGTTTTCAGCCGAAGCTAATGTTACCTACATGGACGACAACGCGAAAAAAGAAGTGTCATGGATGCGAAAATATGACGGCGGTTCAATCGTCAAGGGCGCAGACGGGGGCAAAGGCAATCGCTTTATCAACACCATGTTGGGACTGGTTAATAATAATTCTCATGGATATTCGCAAAGCGACCGCTGGGGCCCGGATTTTGACTGTTCATCATCGATTATTTATTCACTGAAAAAGACGGGATTTGCGGTTGGTAATGCCAGCTATACCGGAAACATGTCATTTGAACTGACAAAGCGCGGATGGGCGCGGATTCCGAACAACGGCAAGCCTAAAAAAGGCGATATCCTGCTTAACGACGCAAAACATGTCGAGTTATCGCTCGGCGGTGGCAAAACTGCAGGCTTTCATGGCACCTATGGCCATCCCGAAAAAGGCGATCAGACCGGAAAAGAAGCCAGCGTCGGCAAGTACTATAACTTCCCGTGGAATGCGTATCTGAGATATAAAAAAGGCTTCGGCGACAGCTTGGCGGATGCCATCGAAGAAGTTTATAATTTTAAGAAATATGGCATCGCAACGGGTGATATTTACGGTGTTGATGGCGATGGCGGCGGTTTCGGTGGCGGAAAAGTCACCGGAAAGCTGGGCGACTGGGTTAAGCAGGCCCTGAAGGCGACTGGCCAGCCAATGAGCTTGGCGGCTGGGCTGGTTCGCGCGGCCAAAGCTGAATCCGGCGGGAATCCGTGCGCTGTCAACAACTGGGATATTAACGCCCGGTTGGGGCATCCGTCGAAAGGCCTGATGCAGACCATCGACAGCACCTTCAACGCCTACAAGATGAAAGGCCACGGGAATATTTGGAATCCGGTTGACAATTTGATTGCTTCAATCCGATATATGATCGCCAGATATGGCAGCGTGGCAAATGTGCTGCGTCCGCGTGCTCGTAAGTGGTACGGATATGCTGTTGGTTCACGATATATCCCATATACGATGCCAGCGATTGTTCATGAAGGTGAAATGATTATCCCAAAATCAGAAAACCCCTATCGAAATTCTAAAGGGTCTATCACCGGCGCCATGTTCGGCGATCAAGCCGTGATGAATATCGGCGGCGCGATCGACAGGCTGTCCGGCTCGGTAAGATCGGCAATGGCTGCCAGCGGCGGCGTCACCGTCAACGTTTATGGCGCGGTTGGTCAAGATGTGGACGATTTAACCGATCAGGTGGTTGATAAAATTATTAAAGTTTATAGCAGAAAGGCGGCGATGATCAGTGCCTAATATTGCAGATGGAGTATATGAAATTATCAGCGCATTAGGGCCGACTGTCGCGCTGGATGTAAAAGGGGCATCGGATAAATCCGGAGCCAATATTCAAGTGTATACGCGCAATAAAACCGATGCGCAAAAATTTGGTGTTACGAATTACAGTGACGGGGCACAGATAGCATGTGCCCTGTCTGGGCGATGTTTGGATTTAGCTAACAATCAGCTAAAAGACGGCGCAGACGTTCGCCAATGGGAAGATAATAATTCGCACGCCCAGCGCTGGGATATTGAAGCGGACGGAAAAACCGTCACTGTTGGCGGGACAGTGTATCCAACATATGTCATAAAGTCACATGAAACAAATTTTGTTTGCGATGTTGATCATTTGAATACAAAACCGGGTACAAATGTTATGATTCATACCGCGAACGGTGGGGATAATCAGCGTTGGGCCTTTGTTCCAGTTGAAACTTTTAAAATTTTGTCAAATGGATGTACCTATAAAATTGTTTCGGCGGTCGATGAGGAAATGGTGCTGGATGTGTCCGGGGCCTCAACGGCTGATGGGGCGAATGTTCAAATTTATCCAGATAATGATACAAACGCCCAAAAGTGGGTTCCAAAACTGAACGACGATCAGACCATGCGTTTCATGAACGCAATGGCATACATTAAAAATAAACAAGAAAAAGTTTTAGACGATAAAAGTGCGGGGACGAAACCGGGGAGTAATGCACAAATTTATACAGCCAATAACACAGTGGCACAATCTTTTTTGTTACGGCGGAGCGGATTTATGATAGTTGATAATCAAGTTTTCCCAACTTATCTGCTGGAAATTCAAGCCGGAAATAATTTGTGCCTTGATGTTCAAGGAGCGAACACTTCACCGTCGACAAACGTTCAACTGTATACAAACAACGGAACGAAAGCACAACACTTTGCGTTCGTCCCATCATCCGCCGTTGATGGCACTTTGCCAATTCCAGCCTCACTTACACCACAGAACGTAGCGATCAACAATAAAAGTTCATTTGTATTAACTTTCATTTGTAATCACAAAGAATTTCAAGCCCGCTGCCAATACCGCGTTGTGTCCGGCAGCGCGAAAGGGATCAGCGCATGGTCGTCGTGGAAGTGCCCGCTCGACGGATTGGGTGGTAATCAAGGTTGGGGTGACGCGTGGACACCAACGCTGAAACTCGGCATCGAAGACGGCGATCAAAAATCAACGGATATTCCGATGCCGGAAGGGTATGTGATTGATGGCGACAAAGTGACCGCTGTTGAAGTGTGTGTGCAAATCAGAGCGTATCAAGGTTATGACAATATTCAAACGCACGGAAATTCAGCATCGAAAAATTTCATGTTCCATTTTAAACCGACCGTTCGCGTAACGGCTGTAAAGCTTCACGGCACCGGTTTGCGGGTTTACTATGAATCCGATTTGCTGGACGGTGGATGCGCCGTCACGGTGTCGGCAATGGGGCAGACTGTTACCGAATCGGGGAAATACGGCGGACATGGATATGTGCTGATTCCACACGGCAAACTGGCCCATGTACCGACAGGCGAAATCGATGTGACGGCCACAATCACAAAGGGCATATCGTCCGATATGGCCAGCGCGAAAATTACCGTGACGGATGAACCAAAACGTGACGTCCGGGAAATTGCCATCACTGAATCGTCATATGGGACCTATTTTGTGACGGTCCCAACGGTTTCGGCCAATGACGATGTGATATTAAACGTTACCTGCGGAGGTGTTGTGGCGGCAACGGCGGTTAAATCAAAAATGGCGACTACGCGCGTTTACGAATCAGTTCCTCCGTTGCATAAAAAAGCCAGCGTGATTTTATGGGCAGTTAAAACAGACGGCACATGGATAGCAGTCGAAAAAGAGCTTGACGGAATTTTTGACCATAGCTATGTGTGGACGTTTGACGGCGGCGCATGTGTGCTTGACCTGTCGAACAGTAAACCTGGCGCGACGCAAGAAGATAGTATTTCGCGAGACGTTCAGGATTACAAGATTATTTCTCGAGAATATCATTCATATCGTTTCAACAAAACGAAAGAACGTGATTTGAGCGTGACCGGCGCGATTGCAGATGATCTGCCCGAAAAGGGGGCGTGGAATGATTTTGACGCGCTTTTAGCCGCAGGCCACGCCACTTTCCGCAATGCGCGGGGTGAAATTTTGCCGGTGGCGGTCACAGGCATTTCACGTCCGGATTCGCACAAGGGCTGGTCTGAGGTTAAAGTGACGCAGAAAGAAGAAAGCCGATGATCGACGAGAAGTGGAAAGAGGTTAAGCACGAGCCGGAGCTGCGTGTGTATATGATCGATCCGCACAATCTGGAAGTCTCCCGCGGTGAGTTGACGGGCATCACTGCCTGTACAATTACTGATGGCTACGAAAGCGACACGAAGATGTCTGGGGCCATCACAACAATTGCCGATAACTATATCGGCGGCAGCTGGTTGCGGATAACCGTTGATGGCGAAGAAGTGGCTACGCTGGGCGTTACGGGTATAGCTGCTACACAGGCGCCAGAAAGTGGCGAACAAATTACATACACCTTGCAATCCGTTTTGTGGATGCTGGATGCTGATTTGGCTTTCCAGCTGTACACAATCGGTAAAAATACGAAAACAACAGATGTTGTTAAATCTGTTTGTAAAACATGTGGAAAGTCGGTTGTGTTCCAGGGGGATGCGAAAAATTCAATGTATGGCGACGCTAAAATTTACGAGCGCACCGACAGTTACCGTGCGATACTGGCAGATAACGCCAGCAAAGCTGGAAATCAGTTGTCGGTCGATGGTCATGGGCGCATATCTGTATCGGCCTATGTTGCGCCGAGATCAAAAGCGGTTTCGTACGTATTGGACGCGGACGCGAAAGACGGCATCATCTTAGACCTGGGCTATGAGGATATGGATCAGACCGGCGAAGCGTACAACCGGACGGTGGTTATTGCCACCAACAACAGCGGCGATAAAGAAAAAGTGCTAACGGCGCATTCGGATGCGCCGGCATCGTCGCCTATTTCGTCATCATATCGCGGGTGGACGCGAACACAAGTGCACGATGTTCAAGATATGAACCCCTTCACACAGGCGAAAGCAAATTCATTAGTTAACACGTACATTCCTGATGACCGTTCGCGCGGTATCACACGATCTGCCACAACCATGTATTTTCCGTGTCATGGCGGCGAAATTATAGAGTGGAAGCAAGATGGCAAAACAAAGAAGTATCAGATACAGACAGTCGAAAACGACTTTGTGGCGTGGACATCTAAGTTCACTTTAAAATTAATTTGATTGGAGATAAAAAAATGGACGTAATTGAAAAAGCAGCTTTGCTGTTCGGAAAGGGGCAGCAAATAAAGCAAGGCGCGGCCCATAGCGCCAACGTGACAACCTTAACCGGCACGGCCACCGGGGACAGCGTGGATGGCATTGTTACTGTTGACCTCGGCGGCATGACCATATCAGATGAGGATATGCAGGCGATAGAATTACCGACGACCTGCGATGTGCGTGAGGGCGATACCGTGCAGGTGCAGGTGTCCGGCGCCGACGGGACGGCCAAAAACCTCCTGGTCACCGGGGTTATAGCCGGCGGGGACCGAACCCGGGCAGAAATTGCGGCGGCTATCATGCAGGTTGTCGAAGAATACGGGACGTCGGGCAGTCCGACGGTCGTGCCGACATCATGGCAGGCTACCCCGCCGATGTGGCATGAAGGTATCTATATCTGGACGCGCAGCATCATCACCCATGGCGATGGGACCGTCACGACATCACCGGCTGTGTGCATCAATGCCGGCGGGGGCGGCGGCTCAGGGACCCCGGGCGTGGGCATTCAGTCGGTCGACGTGCAGTATTACCTGTCGACATCGCCGACAACGCTAACCGGCGGCAGTTGGCAGACCACCGCGCCGACATGGGAAGACGGCAGTTATATCTGGTCCAAAACCGTGACGGTCCTGACGGATGGGACCAGGACCGAAAGCGATCCGGCGTGCATCACCGGCGCACCCGGCCCAAAAGGCGATCAGGGGCCACGCGGTTTTCAGGGGCAGCAGGGTGATACAGGGCCCAAAGGGGACGCTGGACCGGCGGGCGAAAAAGGCGACACCGGCACCGGCGTGCAGGCTACTGTGACGCAGTACTACCTGTCAACATCGCCGACAACGCTGACCGGCGGCAGCTGGTCAAACGAGCAACCGGCGTGGGAATCTGGAAAGTATCTGTGGACACGGGATCATATCACTTGGACCACCGGCAGCGACACCTACACCGACCCAGTGCTGGCGTCGGCCATCAACACGGCGAACACCGTGGCCACCGCCGCACAGGCAAAGGCCGCAAATTTGTCGACACTGATCCGGGAAACCAGCCAAGGAATCGAAGTCGGGAAAGTTAATGATGGTGGTGGCACATATGAGGGTTTTCACGCGTTGGTAAATGCCAATGGCTCATTCGACGTGATCGACAAAAACACAAAAATTGCCAGTTTTGGAAAGGACGGCGTTAATTTTTATAGCGCGCTTGATGGCCGACTATATGCCATACTTAAAGCGATAGCTGACGTAGAATTTAACTTGCCTTCGGGCGAACAGTCGATAGGAAATGAAACAAATTTCGGTATTATCGGCAATTCGAAAAACACATCGATACAATTTTTAGATGCGGATAAAATGATGGAATCACATATGATTGCATCGTTTTTAAAAAATGATTTAAACGGGGCTATAAGCCTCGCATCGATATCTGCATCGGCCACCAAAGCAGGTGATGCTATAGTACATATTCGCACGCAGGGAGATGGGGGCGGGACTGGTATTTACTTTCATACGCCATTTACCTACTTTACGGGCGATGCGATGTTGGATGGAACACTGAATGCCAAAGCATTGTATGCAAATGGCAGTCCGGTTGGTCCGTTAGACTATGACAACGTCGGGGCATACCAGGAAATTCAGAATGAAAACACCTATACAGTCACCCAGGACTGCGTTTGCCTGATCCGGGCGTTTCCGAATGAAACCGGCACGCCGCAAGATATGTACCTATATGTCAATGACAAACATATTTACACTACATATGCAACGCACAAGTGGAACGGATTTGCCCTGGCACTGCCAACGCCCAAGGGGACGCGCCTGCGGGTGCACAATAGAAACGGCGGCAAAGGAACATTGGGAATAAGCGAAATTCCGTACAAAACCAAAAACTAAAAAAAGCAGGGAAAAATAAATGACAGACCCAGTTGTAACAGCAGCCATCGTCTCGGGCGTTTGCGTGGCGGTGCCTACCATCATCGCAACCATCGTCAACAATAACGCCCATGATCGGGTAACTGACGAGCGAATGAATTTTATCACAGAAAGAATTGAAAAGTTGACCCAAAAAGTAGAGAAGCACAACCACCTGGTGGAGCGTATGGCCATCGTCGAGCGGGATCTAAAAACCGCATGGCGAAAAATTGATGAAATGAAAGATGAAAAATAAAAAAAAGGAGCAAAACTAATGAAAATGAATTTAAAATTAAGATTACAGAATAAAGTTACGTTAGTGGCAATCGCAACTGATTTAGTCCATATTTTTTATAAAATTATCGACATTGCCCAGCTTTTACTGTCGCACAATTTTGTGCCGCAGGATATGGTGATAGAAGTCGTACAGTTGGCCATCGGCGTGTTCGTCCTGCTGGGCATCGTAGTCGACCCGACCACCAAGGGCATTGACGACAGCGCCCGGGCACTGACCTATAACGCGCCGGCCACTACGCCGAGCACCCAGGCATCCGATGAGGTGAAAGCATGAGCTTAAACGGATATGATATCAGCAACCACCAGCGGGGCCTCAACGTCGCAAAAGTCCCCGGGGATATCGTGATCGCCAAAGCGACCGAAGGGCTAACGTTTGTAGATCGTTACTGTGACGGTTTCGTACAGGCCGCTTTTAGGGCCGGCAAACTGGTCGGGGTGTACCACTTCGCAAGCGGCAAGGCCACCGGCCGAGCCGAAGCAGAATTTTTCGTGAAAAATATCAAAGGCTATATCGGCAAGGCCGTATTGATCCTGGATTGGGAGGCGTCAGCCATCAAGCGCGGCCCCAGTTACGCTAAAGATTTTTTGGATACCGTTTTTCGCTTGACCGGCGTTCGCCCGATGATCTTTATGTCGCAGTCCACCTGCACCGCCTATAACTGGGCCGCGGTGAAAGCGGCCAACTATGGCCTGTGGGTAGCGGCCTACTACTATGGCTATAGACGCATCGGCTATACGCCGAACTGTCCGCTCAAGGGCGGACTGGGGGCATTTGGTTCCGCGGCCATGTATCAGTATACGTCCTCCGGGCGACTGCCCGGCTATGGCGGCAACATGGATCTGAACGTTTTCTATGGTGACCGGGCCGCGTGGGCCAGGTATGCCGCTAAGGCAGGGTCGAAACCGGCGGCCACACCGACACCAGCCCAGCCCGCGGCACCGGGAAAAAAGTCGATAGCCATACTTGTCGATGAGGTGATCGCCGGCAAGTGGGGCACTGGGCAGGACCGGAAAAACCGCCTGACCAAGGCCGGCTATGACTATAACGCGGTTCAGCGGGCTGTCAACGCCAAGCTGATCACAAAGAAACCGGCGGCGACCTACTACACCGTGCGCCGGGGCGACACCCTTAGCGGCATCGCCCGAAAGTATGGCACGTCGGTGGCGGCGATCCAGAGGCTGTCCGGGATCAAAAACCCGAACAAAATTTATGCTGGACAGAAAATCCGCGTAAAGT